ACTTCTGAGAAGTCCATTTGCGTAGGCTCTTTTGTGACGGTTTCTTTGCCATTAGTCGCGGTAGCCCCCACCTTTTGCTTTATATTGCTTAGCAAGCATCTGGGCTTTACGCGCCGACCATTGGCCTGGACGACCGCCTTTACTACTCGCTTTAATTCTATTAAACAAGTTTTTACGCATTGTCGGTTTTGTGTAGTTACCCGCTTCATTTACTGCCATACCTCTACTCCATAAAATGCTTTTTAATTATGTCTAGTTTTTCTTGCCATTTAGCCATACACCCAAGCTCATGTTCGATTGCTTGGATAATATCACTGTGCTCCCCAATACCTGTTGGGTTTCCTAGATACACCTCAATGTTGGCCTTGTGCTTAGCCACATGGCCTTCAGCGTGTTTCTTAACTGCATCTAACAATATGTCCTCCATAACTACCACTTGACCTTGTTGGCCCAATAGGCTGCACTCAAAGGTCCACGAGCAATGTTCTTAGCATGACGGGCTTTAAAAGACTTACGTTTCATCTTCATACGTTTGGATTCACCTGCTTTAGGTTTTCCAGCTGTGCTTGCACCCTTCTCTCCAAACCTAATTAGTTTTTCTTTGCCCCCAGACCTTGCTAGGACTGCGTGGGATTTTTTTGGGTGGTTTGGTGTACGTTTTGGTTTGTTGTAACCGGAGAAGCGTTCTCCTGACTTTTCGATTGACATTCCATTTCTCCATTTAAATAACGAACACTTTTCCACCACACAACAGGGCTTTTGTATTCTTTAGGTCTTCGTTTTCTTTTTGGTTGTATATACGGAATATGTACCATTTTTTAATCCATCCAAATAGTAATCTCTTATTTGATCAATTGTTCGTCCACATCCAATACAATACTTTTCTTTTTTATCTAATCTACAAACACCAACACATGGGCTACCCATTAGGTTGAAGCTCCGTTTAGTATTTTACATTCATATGTAATTGTTCCCCAACTACCGTCTTGTGGTAGTTCTTCATGTAATATTTTAAACTCTATACACTCTTGTCTATCTTCAAACCACTGTATGTCTTGTTTAACACAAGTAGTTTCTACACAAGCTGTAAGTAATAGTGACCATATCATTTATGTTCATGCCCCATCCAAATTCCGAAAACACCTGTCATAACACCCATGACCACTGACACAAAGGCTGACTGAGCACCAGTCGGTTCTGGTAAAGCCATGAACCATTCGGCACATCTCCAAGACATAAGAGTAGACATAAGCATCATAAATCTAGGAAGTATCTTCCATTTAAGAAATGTTTCTACTGACATGGGGGTCTCCATAAAATAAAGTGGTGGTATACCGCTGCGTACCACCGGACGCATGAGGACAACGCGGATCTCTTAGACCCTTAAGGTCTTTATGTTCTATAAGGGGTATATACTATAACCAGTTAACCTCAGCTTGTTCTACAGTAGACATCTTTTGTCTCCATGAGACATTTGAAGTCCCTAATCTGTCCCAATGTGTTCGTAATACTTCACAGCCTATAGCTAATGCAATAACTGAATCGTCATAACAATTAGGTGCAGCCTCTGTTTTACCTGTATCTGTAGATATATAGTCCTTAAGTTCCTTTATTATCTGCACAGAGGGTATAAGTATCTCTTCATTCTCTATAAGATTCTTTAGATTTGCTATAATAGCTGGTTTTGTAGCAGATGTAGTTCTAAACCCTAGCCTAACACCCTCTTCTGAAGACACATTAGCTATTTTAGTCTGCTTATATAGGTTTATGTAGCCTGTACTGTCTAATTTCTGCAGGGTAGCAATACCCATACTGTTAGATTCTACAGCTAATAGAGCATTATTGTAATATCGTCCTAGATAAAACAATACTTCTCCCCACATACTAGGGTCAATCTTATTGTTCCTATAGTGTGCTACAACTTCATACCGTTTATTTAACACAACAGCAGCAGAATAGTCTTGTCCCACACCTAATGCTACATCAGCAGCAACTACATAAGGCTCATTCCAATCAGGAAACTGGTATATGTACAAGGAACCTTCTCTGTTTTCATCAAACATTTTTGAGGCAGGGTCCCATTCAGACCTTCTCTCATATGACTGTGGTACTAATGCGTCCAAACGCTCCAAGTTGAAGACGTTAGATCCTGACATAATAAACGCTTCGTCAGCTGTTGAGGGGTACTCTTGTTTGAACTTGAGTTCTCCACCTTCTGCAATCTTGAGTTTTCTCCAGTAGAGTTGTCCGTTGTCGAGTCCGTATTTGTCTCGTAGTTTTTCTTCTTCAACTGTCAACTCCATGTTCTCTGGGGGTTCCCTAGTGTATTCTGGGGTTATATACCACGGTAGAAAAATAGGTAGGTATTCGTTCTCCCCCATCTCAGCACCCTTCCAGAGCCTATAGAACTCCCCCTGGGCGCCATTAGCAGTAGACTCCAGGATAACTTCAGTACCGTCAGCTTGTGAAATACCCTGGAAGAGACCTGCAAGGATCTTCTCATCATGTTGCCAAAAGGCTACCTCTGAGCAGTGTGCTATAGTCGGTGTAGTACCTCGACCAGCCTCTGGAGACCCCGCTGTATATAGTCGATAACTAGCAGTAGCTTCTTTATCAACCATAGCAGGACTGTTAATGATAATCTCTTTAGCATTACTACGAAGTTCTTTGGGAGCAAGATCACCTTCCATATTACGGATAAGGTTCTTCGACATAGCGAATAGAGCATCAGACGTAGCTGAATCATGCGCCATGACAACTGATCTCGCATAGGGAGTGTAGTAACTCTTCCAGAAGACTCGTCCAGCGCAATAGGTAGAGATACCTTGCTGCCTAGCTTTGAGTATAATTGCCCTAACTTTACCAGTAGCATTCTTTTGTTCCTCTAGTTTTTCTGTAATTATTCTTTGAGCTTCGTTAAACTTAAAAGGTACGAACCCCCTGGATACGTCCTTAGTGACGATCTGTATTTGTTCTTCTGCAAACCTAGTAAAGTCCTCTTGATATCCTTTAATCCTAGACCTTCTCTGCTTTTCCTTGAGTAGTTTAGCTAGTTCTTTCTTGTTCATGTGTCTTGTGTCCTCTTGGTTGCCTTTGAGTAAGCCTGATTAAAGCAACAATATATATAGGTACCCACATTACTTTCAGACCCCCCACGTAGCCCCAGACAAGCTGTGGCCTCATGGTGGTATCCCAAGTACTCTCAGAGGTCTTAGAGGCTCTCAGTGGGCTTCTATGCGCTGTTAAACGTCCTTTTAGTATCTATAAGGGGTATATAGGACCCATTACTAAGACTATTACCCGATTGGGAGTACTGGGAGAGGTCTTAAAGGAACCTCTGGGACAATGCTCAATTGTATATACCCCTTATAGAAAAGGCTGTGGAAGTAACTCTATATACCTATATATACATAGAGTACTCATAGCACACATTGAGATCTATAAGAGCCAAACACTCGTTCCTCGGTTTGTCTTCACAGTGGATAAGTATCTTCTTATTCTAACACAGGAGCACTACATGACATATTATGTTGTCAACGGAGTCGTCTACTTCAACCACAAAGAAGCTCTAGCTGCTAAAGAGCGTTGAGTGTCCTTAGGGATACTCATCATCACTCATGGATTCAGAAAGGATCTGTCATGCGTATCACTAAACACGCTAAGTCTCGCCTGTCACAACGTGGAGGTACAGTCAAAGATATCATCAACACAGTCAACAACGGTGTCAAGATGGTCAATCGTACTGACTCTGCTAAGTTCACATTCATTGACAACTCTACTGGTATGTACGTTGTCACTAACTCAGAGGTTACTGTTGTAATCACTGTATTCTGGAAAGGTCAATAAGATGGTTGATGTACTGCTTGCTATCTGGGTATTTGCCACACTAACAGCTGTTGCTGGTCTTGTGGTGTTTCTTTCAATCCCGTTCATTATCATGATCAACGAATGGTTAGGAGACTAATATGGACAACACTATTATCGGTCTAGTGCTCACTCTCGTAGGGTTTGTGCTATCATTCCTTGCTGCTGTATCTGACTCACACGTATTCATAATTGCCATCTGTGGTATTATGACTATCGCTGGTGTCATTACCTACTCATTGACACTTGTGGATTTCAGCAAATGATCACAGCAGCAATACTAATCTCTGTGTTTGTTTACACACTTCTCTTTCTGTGCCAGTGGGTCACTATTGGTAATGGACCTTGGATACTCAGAAACAAAGAGATTGTAACCATAGGAACTGTAATATCTCTCATAGTTCTTATAGAGTCTTTCAAATAACTAAGATAGGCCGCAGACTCGTTCCTCGCTGCGTCCTCAAATTGGATACATCCTTAGTAGTCATACCGAATGGATTAGCCTCAGCCATACACAAACGGCAGGATGTATCTTCATCATCACTACGTACTGCAGAACCACTGCAGATAATCTCTGAAACTCAGGCACAACAGCCTGTACCCTCTGTGTTGCAAACTACGACTAGCATATTGGAAAAGCGTCTAGCCTAGCAATAGGACACATGGTTACTGAATGAAAAAACGTGGAAGCTCGGTGAGAGCGTAGTGAACATCAAAAGAACCCAGAGCACGGTACAACTATAAGTATGGTGGGGCACATCGCAGAATAAGATTCGGGTGTTCAGTGCTGTATACAGTCAAGACGGGGAGAGAAGCGTCCCGTAAGCACGCAAGGCTACTCTTTAAGGGTACACTAGTGTGAATACAGCTAGTCGTGGTCTAATTACAGATCACGCATCTTCAACACAATTTTGTGTATTTTGCAAGGAAGGTAATATCCCATGCTTACAGAAGTTCGTAATTTCAAGATCACTGACGTAACTATCAACTATCCTAAACTTGATAAGCCTGTCAATCCATTTGGTGCTGAACAGTATGAGCTACAAATTGCTACTGCTGATGAAACCAAAGTCCAAGAGCTTGAAGAAAACTATATCAAGTTCCGTAGGAAAGATGGTGCACTGGTCAAAGATGCCACTGGTATGTTCACTGCTAGCCTTAAGCGTAAAGCACACAAGGCAAACGGTGAGACCAATGGTAAGGTCCGTGTAGTCAATTCTGATCTTACACCAATGGAGCAAGTTACCACAATCGGTAATGGTTCCAAAGCTAACGTGATTGTCTTTCAATATCCTTATGACACTGCTGGTCGTAAAGGTGTTGCTAGCTCACTCACAGCTATCCAAGTTACTGACCTTGTAGTCTATGCCCCAACAGATGGTGTAGACTTTGAGGCTGTTGGATCAGTTGAGCCAGAAGAGCCTAAGGGTTCCGCTAGCGATCTGTTCTAGCATATACTTCCTGAGCATGAAGATAAACTGCTCTCATCATATTCAGATAGCGACTCTAGTGCTCGGTCTTAGTAACCTTGTAGCACTAGAGGCGCTTGTTATATTTATTATTGAGTCCCTTCGGGACACTTTATGTTCGCAGGGCTAAATAGTAGCCCGCCCTGCTCTATTGGAGTCTCGTACAAACAACAGAGATAGCCTTGGGAAACCTTGGGCTACTCTCGGATAATTTTAGTCAAACCGACAAAACGCATAGGAGTAAAATGAGTATATTCACAGAACCACATGCTCTCAAAGATACCTTTGAAGCCCAAGTCTACAAACGTTTACTCTCTATAGCCGACAGGCGCAAGACAGTTGCTGAAGGTACTAATGATGATGTAGAATGGACAATCTTTGAACATGCAGAGCATAACGCAAGCCAGTGGGCTGCAGCACATGAAGAGAGGATTTGGAAGTATGTCTAATGACAACGATGACGATATCAAAGCTACAGTATACAACACCGTAGAGTTTACTATGGTTGATAGGGTATCAGAAGAAGAAGTGATGGCAATCATGAATGCCGCAAAGAAACACCGTATAGAAACAATCGTAAGCAAATCCAGACGTATTATCACTGCACGTGCAGACTATGTAGACGAAGCTACAGGTGTCCTTGCAGATGCATATGTGATTGATGGAGTTCGCCTAATCAAACACATTACAGAATACGAAATCGAAAAGGTATAATACATGACCTTTGGATCTATTTATATCATCATCTTGCTACTCTTTATTGTGTTAAACATTCTAAAGTACATAGCAACGGAGAGATAAAGATGGGTCCAATCAAACCAGTAAACCCAATTGCCCGTACCATGCTAACTAATCGGCAGGGCAAACAGGTTGTACAGTCAAAGAAGATTTACAACAGAAAGAAATCTAATGACACTTACAGAAAAGAAAATACAAAGAATGGTAGATAACTACCAATTCATGCAGACTTGTTTTACATGCTGGTGCAAAGTATCAGACAAAACAGTTGAAGAACAAATGACTCAATTGTATTACTTTCTGCGTGACCAAATGGAAGATGTTGAGCGTATCGACAGGCAAGAAGCCAGTGATGCTAGGCACCGACTAAATGGTTCAGGATACGCAGGAAAGGCTGGTCACTGATGGATCTATCTAATCAAGCTCTAGTAGTTATTCCTAAATCATGGGATGAAATATACGACTACATAAACGACCAAGAGCATCCAGCATACTCAACGGTTCTTGCCCTTATGGTACACAAC